ACCAATGAGCAAGTTGTTTACAGCAAGTTCAACATGACCTACCGTGGTCTTAAGCCTCAGCGTATTGGTTCTGCTTCTGGTACTGCTGCTCAGAGAAATGTGCAAGGTGGTGCAACTGAGATCGCTCAAGGTACTTTCCTTGCTAAGGATGGCTCCCAACTTGCAGTATCATCTGCTGGCCTAGACGGTGATGAGGCTGTATACGGATTCGATGTCTCCAATATTCTAGCTACCGCTTCGGACGCGGGTCAGCTTCTCGGCGCTGGTGCTCCTTCTGGAACCATGGGTGGTCAGATCGCTGCTTGGCCTAACGAGAAGTCCCTTATGGGCTTCACCCTTTCTGCTGGTGAGCGTCTAACTGGAACTGGTATTCCTGAGGTTAACTTCCATATCGAGCAAGAGGCTGTTGTTGCCAACACTCGTAAGATGCGTACCCTCTGGACCCTTGAGGCTTCTCAGGATCTTAAGGCTTACCACAACCTTGACCTTGAGCGTGAGCTTACTGACCTTCTCTCAAAGGAGCTTGCTCTTGAGATCGACCGTGAACTCATCGAAGACATTCGTATGATCGCTTACGGTTTCAGTGGTAACGATGGCAACCTTGGTGGTGTTGATCTTAACCGTATGGATAGCGATTACATCAACCTTGGTAGCCACGCTGGCGGTCAATTCCCAGGCACTGTGGATTCTACCACAACTGGCGTTTTCGTTCCTAAGCAAGGCACCTACGATTTCGATGGCGCTACTGGAACTAACGAGAGTACTGAGCTTGGCACTGCCACCAAGATCGGCAATGTCTTTGTTTGTGATTTCTCTCAAACAAACTTAACACTCTACCCCCGTCATGTTGGTGAGGTGTACGCTAACCTGCTTGCAACTATTAACCTTGCTTCGCAGGATATCTTCACCACCACCATGCGTGGCCCAGGTTCCTGGCTTCTCACCTCTCCCCTTGTCGCCTCTCTTCTTGAGTCGGCTGCCAAGCTTGAGGGTGGTATAATGCCACAGGATGCTCCCACCAACATGGGTAACAACCAGATCCAGTTCAAGGGCAAGTTCATGGGCCGCTATGATCTCTACATAGATCCCATGTTCCCCACTGACGAGATCATCGTTGGTTACAAGGGTGCCAATGCTATGGACGCTGGTATGGTCTACGCACCATACATCCCACTCCAGCAGCTACCCACTGTTGTTGACCCTGAGAGCTTCCAGCCCAGAAAGGGTCTCCTTACCCGCTACGGCAAGGTCATGATTCAGCCCCACAACAGGTTCTACCGTGTGATCCGAATCATTGGCCCCACCGAGAACTACCTCTTCACACCATTCGCCAAGAATAACTCGCTGTTCGGTACTGGGGTAAGCTGATAAGGATCTAATCCTAAATGGGGGCCAGGGGAACTATGTCCTCTGGCCCCTTCTCATATTACAAGCGAATATCATGCACAAATATAGAAGCAAATGTCGATGGAATATGTTACTACACTTAGACAAAGAGGTTATCGAGATTCGACCCGGAGAAATATTTGAATCCACCTCGCCCATCGACTCTAGATACTTAGAGGAGATTACTCCTCCTAAGCCTACAAAAGTTGGTAGACCTAGGAAACAGAAAGGAAGTTTAGATGGCAGCAGCACCCAGAGTTGATCCTATTCTATTAGGCTATGGCGATACCTTTGGCTCGTTCAATGGTAATCGCTTAGGTGATACTGATTTATATGATGATTCTATTGATTCGTCTAAGCTAAATAATAACTTTCTAACTGACCCAATTGAGCTTACCCTATTTGAGAAGAGCGTAAAGGATTACATCCTAGGTAGACTAGGATTCCCAGTCGTTCGTGTAGAGCTTACGGACTTTCAAATCAAGACAGCCATAGATGAGGCTATCACTGAGATAGATTATCATGCTCCTTTCTGGGCTACTCAAATGGCTGCCTTTAGCTGCTCTGGTGGAGTGAACCAGTATATGCTACCACAACACATAGCCAATAACCTCAGCTATGTGGTCTACAAGAAATCTCTCCTGAGTATACAAAGCCAAGCTGGCACTCTTGAGTTTGATTTCTTTATCAAATATTTCCAAGATAACTTCTTGTTCTCAGACTTTAGTGTTTCAGAGTTCTACTTGCTACAACAGCACTTAGAAATGACAAGAAAGATTCTTAGTCAGGAGGGCTCTTGGGATCTTATTAATGGAAACATCTTACAACTTGCTCCAACTCCTGTTCTGAATCAGGAAGTGATCTTGGTTTATCGTGGATTGAACACAGGCACCATGCATCCATTCTACAAGAACTGGATACAGCGGTACGCTTTGGCAGTCTCCAAGGGTATATTAGCTGAGATCAGAGGCAAGTTTAAAACACTACCATCCCCAGGTGGTGGTGCTGCTCTGAACGGTGATATGCTTGCCAACCAGAGTGAAAAGGAAAAAGAAAAACTTAAAGAACAACTTCTCATGGAAATTGAGGAGCCTCCAGCATTCACATTATTCTAAACATGAGTTACTTAAACAAAGTATCATATATCTTTGAAAAAAGAAGTAGGGGTATAGGCCCTGCTAAAACAAAAAAATCATCTCAACGACACATTCATGGTGAGAGCCCTGCACAGTTTCATAGAGAGGAGCTAAAAAACATCGCAGATAAAAGCGGAACTAAGTCTATGACCGCTGCTCAAAGGAAGGCTGCCATGAAGGATCTAATGTCTGGTAAAAATCTTGAACGATCTGCCAAGCCAGGGGTTAGTGTAAAAGCTAAAAGAACAGGCTTTAGGGCTTTCAGTCAGTCAATAGGGGAGTCCTTTGTATACGCTTTTGATATGTGGTCCCTCATGCTTGCAGAGGCAGGTAGAAAACTTGGTCCTATTGCACAAAGATATGAAGGTCAAAAGACTACTGACATCACCGACCGTAGACTTAGGGCTGCCGCCAAGCGTGAAAAAGCTAGAGTTGAAAAAAAGCTAGGTATTAAGACTAACCCTGACGCAGGACAGCTTGTCCAGCAACACCAAGAAAGAAGAAGGAAAAAGAAGAGAAATGTTTTAGGTCTTCCTCCTGAAACACCAGACATTGCAAAAGCCGATAGAGCAGAAGACAAGAAAAAGATGCGTGGCGATAGATGATGAAAAAAAGATACAAGGCTACCACTCAGATACCTGAAATACCCGACATAGATCGGGAGGATAGCCTTTTAAATCTTTTTGATCAAAGCAACCCTGATATAAATCTTTTTAATCTTGTAGATGATGAGATCATTAGACTAGGTGGTTCTAAGATTCTATTCTACAAGTATTACGCCAGTGAAGACTACGATCCTGTATACATGGAGGCTCGTAACAAACCAATCTCTAAGGAACCTATTCATGTGCATGGACACTATGATCCTGTTTCGATGAGTGAAAACTTAACTCAGTTTGGCATTGAGCTATCCAATGACCAGCTATTCACATTTAACAAGAGCTACATAGAGTCCAAGCTAGGTAGATCTGTTATGCCTGGAGATGTGGTGAAGCCTGAGTTTCAAAACCAGAGGTACGAAATTTTTGAAGTTGTAGAGGATAGCTTCGAGTCTTACGGTGTTTATCACTTGGTATGCTCTGCGAAGCTACTTCGTGATTCTGCTGAAGTTCAGGACGAGCCTCTCACAGATAGAAGTGAAAGCATTGGTGGCTATGCAGGAGGAATAGATGACTATTGAACCAGAACTTACTGAAATAGCTGGATCTGATGTAGCAACATCGTCCTTTGAAAGTAGAAGCAGGCATTGGAGCACCAGAGAAGGGGATGTCCGTAAGGAAATATTTAAGCAGACACTAGCCCATCACAACATCAGCCATACTTACAGAGAAACTTTACGGGCCATGATCGCCTCGTTCAATGATGTTGGTTATATCAACTCAGAGAATGAATTTGTTGATGTAAAATGCATTCACGCTAATGCAGAGCGTGCAGTGGCTAAGATCTTTCAGGAGGACAATATAATTTTGCCAATCCTGTCAGTATCTCAGACCACCTCAGAAGATGACATTCAACGAAGCAAGTATGAAGCACTGCTTGTTCATGAGAAAGTTTGGGACAGCGAAAAGCAAAGGGCTATTCGAGTTCTAAGCCTAGCACCAAGACCTGTAAATATCAGATACACTTTGAACATATTTGGTAAGTACCTATCTGAGGTTGATCAAATTTTAGAGCAGGTTAGAGTGAAGTTCAACCCTGAGATGCCTGTGCCAACAGCTTATTCCACAATGACCCGTGCATTCATAGAAGGCGAAGAAGATAGAGGCATCATAGAGGCTTCCGATAAAGAGGACCGAGTGATCAAGAAGCAAATCTCTATTGTTGTCCGTGGATATATTCCTAATCCTAAGTTCTTATTTACTTCTACAGGAAAAATTGAGAAGTATAATGTGGAGGCTACCCTGTCCTAATGCCAAATTTAGTAAGAGGTTCAGATATTGCGAGTTGTGGGCACACTGGCCCTGGTGCGGCAACGGTCAGGTCTGGTGGTGGCAAAGTAGCTAGAGTTTTAGTTGATACAAAGGCAGGATTAATCATTGGCCCAGGGGCTCAAACTGTTTTTGTAGAAGGTGAGAAGGCTAGTATAGTTGGAGATGCCATAGCAGGTCATGGTATAAATTTACATGCTGTTCCTTTTTGCACCGTGGGTGATCCTACAGTTAATGTTGGAACAGGATTTGTAGGCGATGGCCCAGAAGATAGCTTTGTAGAGGATCCTGTGGATATGACGATAGAAAGTTTTACACAGACAATTCCTGTTATACCTAATACTCCAACAAATAACCCAAAAGATTATCTGGGCCCTTTATCATTTTCGGTTGGTATAAAAACCACTGGAACCCCAACTCCAGGTACTTCATTTTCAGTGGCCCTTTATGAATTACAAGGAATTTTAATTCCTGCGTTCCTTCAAGGTGGTATTTTTATTAATGAAGTTTCACCACCACCACCAGGGTTTAATATTGACCGTAAGGAAGTTAAACTAATCGTAGTACCATTCTCAGGGTTGCCTCCAGTAGTTACAGTAACTTTCGATTTGGATGCTGAATATGTAAAATTGAATGAGCCAAGATTCTTTGCCATCGGACTTGATATCTACAATGACCAAGGAGAAACAGATGAACTCAATGTTTCCCCAGTTGTTACTGTAGGTGTCTAAAGCTTCTACCAAAATATTTGACAAAAATTAGAACCTGAGATAGTAGATAATTAGGAGAGAATTTAATGAAAGCAATAAAGAATGATAGCCTGCAATCAATTACAGTGTTTTTTAACACTGAAAAAGGTTGCAAAGAACGCTGGATGCAGCCTGGGGAGACCGTTGTTGTTCCTGAGGCTTACATCACAGAGCAAATTAAAACTCTTCATAGACGAAGAATCTTTACTATTAGTAACGCTTAAGGAGATAGACCATGCCAAATTATGTTAGCCCTGGTGTATACACCATAGAAAAAGACATATCTGATTTCGCCCCATCCATCAATACTTCAATCGTAGGTATTGTCGGTTTCGCTGATAAGGGTCCAACCAATGAGGCCACCCTTATTACTAGCCAAAACCAGCTTTTAAGAACTTTCGGTGAGCCAAGAGAGGGTCTTCCAGGCCAAGCTCTTGAGGGCGCTCTTGAGATTCTTGAGCAAACTAACAGCCTTTACTTTGTAAGAGCCATTAGAGATGATGCTACTGATGCATCCGCAGCGATGAGCTTTGGTGTACCTCCTGCCGTGGTTGTCTCTGGTGCTGCTACTCGGTCAGGTATGTTAGCTGATAGTTTTGGAGTCACTAGCGCACTAACATTAAGGGTTCAAGTTTATGATAATCTTGGAGTGGCTCAATTTGCTTCTCCAAAGGACTTTGTGATCCCTGCTGGCACCTCTACTGGATCTCAAGTAGACGCTCTTAGAAGCGTGATCGGTGGTGGTCTTGACGCTGATGATATTGGAGTCTTTGATGATGACTCTACTAACGCTGGTGCTCTTGGCCTATCTGGTGCAATTGTTGGATCCTTCGCTGGTTCTGGAGCTTACATGGAAGTGTCTGCCTGTAAGGGTATTACCTTCAACGAAGCTGAAGGCGTGTCGGCTCTAAGAGCCGTGGCTGCACAGCATAACCAGAACTCAACCTTCGGTGTTTCTGGAGCTTACGCATCTGCTGTAAAAGTTTACGGTGCAACTCTAGAGAAGACTGGAACTAACAGTGTCGCTTACAGAATACAATCACAGTACCCAGGAACAGGTTACAACGGTGGAACCAGAACAAACGGTGATGCTAGTGGTAACTCTATAACCATCAATGGACTGGGTAGCCAAAACTTCAGTGTTGTTGTAAATGAAAATGGAACTGCTCTAGAAACCTTTAAGACTAGTTTTGTTGCCTCTGGTGCCTTCATTGAAGATGTTATTAACACTGGACTAACCAACCTAACTTCGGATGTTATTAAAGGTAACATTGTAAAGAATGACGCTGATGTAGCGATAACCAAGCTCACCAGATTCACCGATAACACTGCTACCTTAACGGGCGCTACTAACTTCGCTCTCACAACTCGTTGGATTAGCCCAGATGATTATGATGATAACCCAGGCAGTCTCAGCCCTGCAACCAAGACAGGTACAGAGACTAATGGTGTTAGATTCAATAAACTTGTTCAGGCTGCTTCTGTGAACCTTGCTGGAGGAACTAGCATTGGCGCAAACGATTCGACTGTAGATGAAGATCAAAGGGCAACTGCTCTTATTGGTGATGCGTCCGTTGATCCAAAGACTGGCATGAAGGCCCTTGATGATCCAACCATTAATGTTGGAATTGCCCTCATCCCTGGAGTCTACACTCAGTCGGTTCAGAACGAGCTTGTAACGCTTGCTGAGACCACTCAAGACTTCCTAGCTCTGTTGGCCCCACCATACGCCATAGGCACCGCACAGGACGCCATTGACTGGACAAATGGAAAGTCTACCAGCACTGCTGGTTCTAGAAGTGCTCCAATTAATAGCTCCTACGCTGCCGTCTACTGGCCCCATGTCAAAGTGTTCTCCGTCTTCGATGGAAAAGATCGCTTCTTAGATCCAAGCATCTTTGCTGCTAGACAAATGGCTTACACCGATTCGGTTGCCGATAGCTGGTTTGCTCCTGCTGGCTTCCAGAGAGGTAGACTTACCAAGCCCACCGAGGTTGAAGTAAAACTAAACCAAGGTGATCGTGATAGCCTCTACAGTGGAGGAAATGTGGTAAACCCAATCGTTTCCTTCCCCCTTCAAGGCATCACCATCTTTGGTCAGAGAACTACTCAGCGTAGTCCTACTGCTCTTGATAGAATCAATGTTAGAAGACTCATGATCTTCATCAGAAAGGTCATCCTTCTAGCCACTCAGAGATTTGTCTTCGAGCCTAACGACGAGTTCACCTGGGCTCAGATCGAGGGTGTGCTTAACCCCTTCCTCGATGACATCCGCAGACGCCGTGGCATCACTGAATTCCGGGTTGTTTGTGATGAGACAGTAAATACTCCATTGAGAGTTGATCGCAACGAACTCTGGACCAAGGTTCTGGTTAAGCCAACCAAGACCGCTGAGATCTTGATCTTCGAGATTAATGTGACCAATCAATCTGCTCAACTAGGAACCCTATAAGGAGATAAATAATGGCAACATCATACTACAAGGAAAAGTACGGGAGACAGTTCACCCCAGGTCAGGGTCTCCCTACCGTATCGACCGATCTAGACTCTATAAGAGCTTATCAGTTTGAGGTTCACTTCTTCGGTCTACCCGATGATGTAACTAACCAAAATGATTTAACTCTTGCAGCTAAAAAAATCACAGGTATGCAGATGACTAACGAAGCCATCGCTATCGACAGAGTTAACGACAAGGTGTTCTACCCAGGTAAAACCACCCCTGGTGATCTTGTTGTTACCTTCGATAACCTTTACCTTCGTGAAACCGCAAGTGATCTTTGGAGATTCTTCAAGCACACTTACGACCCTCTCACAGGGGAGATCACTAAGAATGCCCAGCCTGGAGGCCAAGCGGGTCTTTCTTTCAAGGCAGACAAAGTAGAGATTGTTCAACTAGATAATACCCTTACTCCCCATTCAACTCTTGAGTTGTACGGTGTGTATCCAACAAAATGGGAAGCTTCTGAATTTAACTACTCTACCAATCAGTTCCACACGATTGATGTGACCTTCAAGTATGATTTCGTCAATCAATTCAACTACGCCAATCCCTGATTGACAAGTTAATAATGCAGCAAGCCCAGTCTATTAGCTTAGGCTGGGCTATTATTAATCTATAATATACTATGAACTACCTTGCAGACCTCTTGGAAAGTTATGATCGCTTGAAGAAGCGAACATTTAAGATTGAGTTCATCAATGAGGCAGGAGAAAACCCTGTTGATACTGAGGCTGAAGCTCAGTTGCAGGGCATTTTGAACAACGCTCCTCCTACTGTTGAAGGTCAACCTGCCGCTGATGCGTTCGTTCCTATTCAAGATCCTAAGTATCCTGGCCTAGCTAACTTTCAATATGCTAAAACCCGTGATGGGAATGGCATAAATGTAAAAGGTGTTGCAGGAAAGGGTGGGGAGTATACCTCTAAGGTTCTAGATGGTGGAGCGTTCAGCACTAAGCCTGGGGCTCAAAAGATGATCGAGGCCATGTATGCTGCTATGCGTGGCGAAGAGGTAGATAAAACACCAGAGCAGACTACCTCTGAGATTCTACAGCAAAGAGTAGAGGAGCTAGAGAATAGAATAGGAGGAACATTTGAAGAGCTAGGGATAGATGTTCCTGCCGATGTGACTGAAAACATCAAGCAGTCCTACAAAAGCTTGATGGGATACAAAGAAACCTTTGGTGATGATATACCTGAAGATTTAGAGAACTTATTTAGCAAACCCATGGCTTATCTTGCAGGCGCTAGTAAGTATGGTCTAGAATATAAACTAGCTAATGCTGTCGGTATATCTCTTAACCCCGACTCGGGAAGAGCCCAGGAAACAGGACCAGTAGATGAAGGTTTGATTCAACAAGCTGCCGAGGCACATACTATTCTAACAAATTTCCTAAATGGAGAAGGGAATTGTGATGAGCTTAAAGATAGGATTGGTATTTACAAAGGTAACAGACTTGTCCTGTTCGGTGTTGAGCGAACTGAGGGGCTAACCATTCAGAAGAATGTTCTACAGAATGTTGCCCTACAGAAAGCAGAAGAAAAGTGTGTTGATGATGATGGCAATCCTGTCGATCTAACTGTATCTGGATCTGATATATCAACGAATACAAAAAACTCAATCAAGGGTCCATTCTATGAAGTTATTCTACGCTTTGCAGCATCGCTTAATTCTATTCAAAAACTTCCTGAAAATGAAAGAAGAGACGCTATCAATACTTTCAAGAAGGAAATGGTAGATGAGATAGCCAAGAGAAAAGAAAATCTTAGAGCAATCGCTGAGTCTAGTATTAGTGATGTGGCCCAAGACCTAGACACCACCTGGGAAAGAGAAGTAATCGAAGAACAATTTCAACTGTCTCAGAATGATGATGCTCTTAAAAGGTTCTTAGTTTTTGAGCTTGCTTCTGCTAGAGAGTTCATATCACAAGCTGATCCTGACTCAACTGTAAAACGAGGGACTGAGGGCGGTATAGGCAGCCGATCCGACACAGACTTTGTTTATAATGATAAAGCTCAGGCTGAAGCAGCGGGTGAGCAGTTTGGATTTGATATCACTGAGAATGATGAAGGCCAGTTCCTGGGAGAGGTAGGTCAGAAGCGAGTAGAAGATACTTCCAAGATCAAGCTTGGGGAGATAAACTCCCAAGAGATGCTCTCAAACATAAGCAGCGAGTCTGTCGTCCCTGGAGACGGCAATAATATTGCCGCAGGATACTATGTGGCACTCGATAATATTCTAGGATTCACTGATGCACAGAAGGAAGCTGCGATAGATTACGGTAAGAAACTAGACAAAAAGGTCGAGAAGGTTCAGAAGCTACTATCGTCACCTTCAACCTATGTGTTTGGAGATAAGATACAGGTAACAACACCTGAGGACAGACTTAAAGCTCTTGCCAAGTCTTTGGGAAAAGTTATGGACTATGAAACTCTTCTAAACACTGCTGTAGGGAAGGCCATACTTAAAGATCAAGACAAGTATAGAGACTTCTCAGACCCTAGGACACAGAGCAGAATAGCTGAGAGTCTCTCTCGTTACTACAGATTCAAACTATTAGGAAAGGACTTACCGAAAAGTCAAGCTGCGAAACACTATGCTCTTCGTCAACTAGCTATCTGTGGTGCCAATGTTAAGGAGATGGCTCAAATGGTCACAGATGATTCAGGGGAGTCTTGGGTATTCAGCCACAACGATGTATTTAAAAGGCTGGCAAAGGCCAAGAACTTATCCATAACGATGGCTGGTAATGGAGTTAAGTTCGTGGGTGATGGTGTTAGCGCAAAGTGGTCACAAGAAGGAACCAATACCAGCGAAAAAGATGTGACTAAGCGTAGAAGAAAGACAAGAAGCATAGCCACGATTCATGGAGATACTCTAGACAATCTCAATAGATTAAAGCCTACTCAGAAATCAGAAGATCTATTTACTCAGTTTTTAGTTGGACAACAACAACTATTAGATACTCTTATTCAAACCAGAACCAATTCTCTTCTTTGAGTAGATCATCTAGTTGATATATTCTATAGCTTTTGTATTCTCCATACATTTTTATATGTGGATAATATTGTATTCTTATATTATTAGAGTCCACAATGGCTAGGGTTCTCTGGCGATCTTGTTTAAATATCACAAGTGGCTGCTTTCCGCACGCATCTGCATCTTTTTGACATTGGTTGACGAATTTCCAGATGTCCGAGCTATCATTGAATAGGCTATACATGTTGATATCGTTGTAGCCCTTTTTGCATTCAATACAGAACTTGAAGTTTTGTGGAGTGATTAAGTCCCCATATATCTTAAGATGATCAGGAAGTGAGTGCGTTGTGGCGAAGGCCCCTGACCCAGGAGTCCTAGAGAACTCTGAAGTGCCGAACTTCTCGTTAAACATCTTGGCTATTTGTCGTTCAAAGGTGGAGCCTTTTGCCCTGCTGTTCACCTTTTTCTTTTTCTTTAGCGCAGAAATATCGTAATTGTCTTCCATAACTACTAGACCTACACTATAATAGCGCACATGAGTCAAACAAACTCAATTAACTTCAATATTCAAGATTGGAAAGTCCGCATAAATGAGCGGAGGAATGACCGAATGAAACTACAAATTAATCTAAAGAAAGACGAGGCCGAAGCATTCAAGAACTTCACTGAGATGTGCAAGCCTGGAGATGTAAGTGACTCCGATTTTATCAAGACTCTTTTTTACATGGGCATCGAAGCAGCGAACGCCCGCCTCGCGGATATGGTTCAGGAGTACGCGAAGGAGAACAAGGAAGATCTTGCTTCGTCGGGTATCACTGTCATCGAAGAGGAAGACGGTGTTCGCCTAGAAGAAACTCAGCCCTCTGAATGATGCAATACAATCCCATATTCCTAGAGAAAGAGAACGATCTTAATAAGATCCTCAAGGAAAATAAAAAGGACCCTAGAGATATGAGCATTCTGTTCGTGTCCCAATGGGATGATCTGAGCGATGATATCAAAGCTCGCATGAAAGCTAATTGGGTTGTGGAGGACGATTCTCTTGATGATCAGGAGCCTCTTTACATTGTCAATAGCTTTGACATGCCACACAGCTTTGTGATCTTTAAGACCACCAAGGTCCCGCACCTCGTTCAGTTCCGAAAGGATGAAGTAATCTCTGAGGATTACTACCCGATGATTCTAAAGTCTCTAGGCTTTAGCTGACATCATCCTTGTTTAGCTCGATATAATTTTCTATTTTCTTCTGATACTTTTTTTCCTTAGTGTAGAGCAGCTTGAGATTATTCACTACAATCGTGGTGAAATAATTGAAAGCTGTTCCTTTTTTTGGAGTAAAGTTCTTAACGGTTTTTAAGACTAAGGTGAAACAATCTTGCTTCGCATCGTCAGCGTCTACCTTAAATCTAAAGCTTTCTATGATGTTTGTTATCAATAGGTCGAATAAAGAAACCAGTTCTTCCTCATGCTTTTCTGGATCTTCTTTGTATGATAGTATGATCCTCTCGAATTCCTCGTTGTCTATATAATGCTTGCTCATATACTATAATAGTATGTTTGATCTCAACAATCTTTACTCAGGCCATAAGCTCCATGGTGAGAATCCTCTGTGCGAGGGGTGTAGCATCCTAGAAAAGCAGAAGCCTTGTCATAGCGTGATGGACTACGAGTCCTTGAAACCTGCTTCTGTCCTGTTCCTGTCGGACTCGTTAAAGTATAAGATGGGCAGAACTCTACCTTTCTCGGCACCTGAGTACAAGCTGCTATGCGATAGCTACCCTGAGAAGTTTGCCTCTGCTGCGTCCGTCAAATGTCCAGGCGTAAAGGAGGCGGATATGTCAACAAACGATATGAATCTTTGTAGGGCACACCTCGAAGCGACAGTAGATAAAGTACAACCCAAGCTGATTTTTGCCTGCGGAAACCTCGCCTTCAAGATGCTGACAAAGAAGAGTGGCATCATGGATAAGCGTGGAAAAGACTATGAATACACCACATCTGAAGGAACTACTACTACTGTTGTCCCTATCTTCCATCCTTACTCTGTTCTTAAGGAGCCTCGGCATGAGGTTCTATTTAAAGCAGACATCCAAAACGCCTACGAAAAACATATACTCGGACGAGGAGGACAAGGACGATGGGATTATACTGTAGTCACCAAGGTTGAGGATCTTCCTTGTACTGGGTGCTCTAAGGCGACTGAACTTGCAGTAGACATCGAGACTACGGGACTCAATTTTAAGAAGGACAAGATCATGACCATTGCCTTGTCCAGCAGAGAGAAGACTTATGTGATTCCCATCGATCACAAAGACTCACCTTGGACGGGCGAGCAGAGGACCCTTGTTCTCAATCACCTGAAAGATATCATGGTTGACCAGCGCATCCGTAAGATCTTTCATAACGCCAAGTTCGATGTCAAGTTCCTGCTGGAGTACGGTATGATAGTGAGGAATGTATGGGACACCAAGATCATGCACCACTTCGTAGATGAGAATATGCCCAAGAGCCTGATGGATCTAGTGAGGCT